TAGAAATTCACAATGAGTGGGATATTGAACACTCTGAAACTCGTAACCAACCAAAAATAAATAAGATGAGAACAACAACAGAAGAAATCAAAGAAGAAGCAGAAAGCAAGTATTATGCAAAAGCATGTACACCTTTATCTGAACCTCAAACTACAGAGAGAAGTATTGAGAATCCATTGTTACAAGACATGGCTGATACTTTTACTGCATGCTTTGAAACAGCAACAAGAAAGAATCATGACTACGGTGGAAGTAACAATGATCCTTATGCAAACTTTAGAAATTCTACCATTGCTGGTGTATCAGTAGAAAGAGGAATCCTAGTTCGATTAATGGATAAGATGTCCAGAATTGCTACATTACTTGATAAAGAAGCAATGGTGAAAGATGAAGCAGTTGATGATACTATCGATGATGCAATCAACTACCTAGCAATATTGAAGTCTTACAGAAAACAAAATAAATAATGCCAAAGTTTGTAAAGAAACCAGTAATCATTGAAGCTGTACAATGGACTGGAGATAATAAATTAGAGATTTCTGAATTTGTTCAGGACTCTGAAAGAAGATATGAGTTCCAAGGAGATGCTTTATTCATTCATACTCTTGAAGGATCTATGCGTGCAACCAAAAATGATTACATTATCAAAGGAGTTGAGGGTGAATTTTATCCTTGTAAGCCAGAAATCTTTGAGAAGACTTACGCAAACTCTGATGCAATTGGTGAATTGTCTGATGGATACCATACATACAATGAATTGTATGACTTTAGGAAGGTATTCAATGCTGCATTGTTCAATGAGTGGGGTAAAGATAGAGTGCAACATCCGCATTGGTGGAAAGAAGGTAGACCTTTCTATTCATTCAAATACGATGTGCATAAATCTAAAAGACATAATGATGGTGAGTTATGTTTCGGTGGTGGTTGGTTCATAGTTGTTGCTAATCTTCCTACAGGACAAATCACTAATCATTATGAAATGAAAGATTGGGATTTATTCCAAATACCAGAAGAACCAAAAGCATTATTTGAGTTCGATGGTCACACTGGAGCAGATGTATTAGAAAGATTAAAAGTTTTAAATTAAAAGTCATGAGTAAGACAGGAAACAAAGCAAAAATTGAAGCCCTCAAGGGATGGCTTTTAAGTTTAGTAACAATTAAAAAAAGGTAAGTAATGGAAATCACAACAGAAAGACAATTGTCCTTTGGTGAGCAATTAGTAGGGTTGAATTTCAATCCATCAGCAGATGACAAAGTAGCGCAAGCTAAAGCATTGTTTGCAAAAGCAGCAGATCTTCTTGAAGAAGAATATCGCGCTAAAAATTTAGCAGCTAACCCAATGCATAGCATGATGTATGAAAATGCAATCGGTGAAGTATTGAATGCACAAATGAACACAGTAAAAATATTAACCCTTAAATACTAATAGTATGAGAATTTTAGCAAAATTAATCCTAATTGAAAGACCAATAATGGAAAAAAACCCAGGCGGGTTAGAGTTGTTACCAGAAGCACAAGCGCAAAAAGAAGCGGAATTCATGAAGACATGGAACAAGCTTAAAGTTTTTGCTGTAGGTGAAGAAGTAACTAAGGTAAAAGCAAATGACCTAGTGCTAATAACACCAAAACAAATCAGCTACCTAGATGTAGTTATCCTTGATGAAAAAGTGTATTATGTTGCACAAGAATCTCATGTGATCGCTGTACATTAAAAAAAACCAACAACCTCTCAAAACCCATGTTTAGTCACATGGGTTTTTTTATTTATATTTGTTGCATACTAGCAAAATTTTTTGTATATTATTTAATAAATACCCATACTATGAACGATACTGGATTTCAAATAAGAGCATTAAAATTGATGACTACAACATCATCAAAATTAAATAAGTTGCAAAATACTGCTAATTATAAAAGAGTATTTGCTTACTCTGGTGCAACACAAAATATAATTTCTATTACACACACAGGTTCTACAAACAATGGTTTAGAAACTGTAGTAGAAACATTTACTTATGAGAATCCAGCGGTAGATGGTTCTAGAATATTATCCATTCAACTTAGTTAATTATGCCATATAAAATTAATCCCATAACTGGTAATCTAGATTACTATGAAGCACCGGGTTCCGGTGGTGGAGGTGGTGCAAATTTAACTTATGTACCAGGTGTAACTAATGGTGTAGTGATTTCTGATTCAGGAACTGATGCTACAATACCATTAACAGATGCTACAAATGCAGGTTTATTTTCTTCAGTCGAGCAAGCAAAACTTGATATAGCCCTTGTAAATGATACTATATTTAGAGGTGTATATAGTCCTACAGCAGTTTATGGTTTATATCATGTGGTTGATCATTTTGAGGTATTATACCAAAGAATTAGCAGTGCAAATGCACCAGGTATTATGCCACCATCTCCAGAGTGGGTTATTTTTGATCCTTTAATAGGATCACCTGTTTTTGATTTTTGGATTAGAACAGCATTAAGTAATAGATTAATTTCCCAAGGTATTAATTACCAAGGAGATTATAACAATGGTATTGGTTATCCTATTGATGCAGTAGTAAATACACCAGAAGGAAGTCCTTATGGATTACCTGGTCAACTCTTTATAAGAACTACTAATCCAGGAAATCCAGGGTATCCTCCAGGAACAGCATCTTGGGAAGTTTATAATATTTATACTGGATCTCCCGCTTTTGATGCTTGGATTAGAAGTGTTTTGCAAACTAAGGTTACTGTAGAAATTGGTAAAGGATTATCCACTGAAGATTATACTACAACTGAACAAACAAAGTTAGCTGGAATTGCAGCAGGAGCCGAAGTAAATGTTAATGCTGATTGGAATGCTACTTCAGGTGATGCTGAAATCTTAAATAAGCCTGCAATCCCAGCAGCGCAAGTTAATGCGGACTGGTTAGCTACGTCTGGTTTAGCACAAATATTAAATAAACCATCAAGTCTTCCTACAGCAAATGTTGCTCATTCTGTAAAATATGCTGTTGCTTTAACTATTGGACAAGCTGTTTATGTTAGTAGTGCTGATGGTACAAACATGGTTGTTTCTAAAGCTGATAACAGTTCAGAAGCTACTTCATCTAAGACATTAGGATTAGTTACTGCAACAGGAGCAGTTAATTATCAAGGACAAGTAATTACAGAAGGCTTATTAGCCGGACTAGATACATCTGCAGCTACTGCTGGAGATGCAGTATGGTTAGGTACTAATGGTAATCTAATTTTTTGGCACTATGGTTTAACAACTAAACCAGTTGCTCCTGCACATCTTGTGTTTATAGGTATTGTAACTAGAGTTAATGCTAATAATGGTGAAATATTTGTTAAGCCACAAAATGGCTTTGAACTTGATGAATTACATGATGTATCGTTACCATCTTATGTAGATAAAGGTGTTCTATATAGAGATACTGCTGACAATCTTTGGAAGAATGCTAAAATATCATCATTGCTTACACTTACAACAAGTGGAACAAGTGGTGCAGCAACATTGTCTGGAGATACATTAAATATACCACAATATACAGGTGGTTCTGGATCAGTACCAGAATCAATAGTAAACGCAAGTTTAATTTTTTACTCAAACAATTGTTAAATAATATAAAATTATGGCAACTTCATTAACTTTTACAAGTGCAGCTTTTGCACAAAACACAGCATTCGCTTCAGGAGCTTTAACTGAAACAGTTATTCTTGCTGCAGATGCAACTAACACAAGAAGAATATATGGTATATCTTTTACCAATTCAGCAGCTCAAGTACCTGTTGTTACTTTAAGAATAAAAGATGGATCAAATAACCCAGCAGGTAACTTTTTAGTATCATGTACAACTGGTGTCAATGTAATGACTGATATTTTTGGAAATACAAATGGTGCTCCGGTATTCCAAAAGAAAAGAGATGCAAATGGTAATGCTTATTATGATATTCCAGCAACTTATACTATAACTGCTCAACTATCTCTTAATGGAACATCATCTTGTACAATACATGTATTTGGAGAAACTTATGCTTAATATTTAATACTATGCCCTTACAAGGATTAAAAAGTGGTTTAGCAATTAGAGGTATGCAATCAGGCACACTCTCCGGTAATGCTTTGGCTTCTGTTCAAAGTGGTTCTAAAGGTGGTATGCATAATCGACTACCAGATAGAGATAAAATGCTTAATCCTTTAAATTTAACTGGGGTTAAAAAACCTGCAATATATGGACTTGCTGATTTTTATAATATCACTGGTGGTAATACTACTAACTTAAATGATATTGCAAACACAGGAAACTATTTAACCTCTAATGGTTCTACTGTATCAAGACCAATTCCTTATGCAAATGTATTAGGTGGTAAGACTATTTTGAACTATGATGGTACTGCATCAGTAATGAAAACAGTATCTGCAATAGCTGCAGCACCAGGTTATACAATAATGTGCATGGTTAAACTAAATGGTACAACTTCATTACCAATAATAGATTCAAATAGTATTACAACAGGTTCAATTTTAGTTTCCACTCCTGCTTCTGGTGCATCTGCATGTCAAATAAGAAGTAGATTATATTCTGCTACAAGTACAGGAACAACATATACTAGTGATATTGGACCTAGTACTGCATCTTCTGTAGCAAATACACCTGCTGAATTTAAAGACTACATGTTATTGACTTGCAAATTTAGGCATACTCAACCTACTGGTGATGGTAGTGAACAACACATGTTTATTAATGGTAGGTTTCATAAAATTCTTTTTGGTGCTGATAATTTTTCACCAATTGCAAGTCCTTTTAGCATTCCTACTTTAGGAATAGGTAACAATCCTACAAATCAAACTTCAACATCGCAAGATTTTGAATTGGGAATGGTTCTTGTTCTTCCTTATTGGATAGAGTGTGCAGAACAACAAAAAATAGAGAATTACTTTAGATGGTATTACAATAAAAGTTTTTAACATGGAACCAATAGATTTAAGTACACACATTTTATATTGGAACCTAGATGTTATTGGAACTGAAGGTGCTCCTGTAGAAATTAGTTATGGTAATGATACACCTAATAGTATTATAGAACCATCTGCAGCAACTCAAGGTGAAATGATTGATTTGTATAATAAAGGTATGTGGCATTTATTCACAGTAAGTTTAAAATAATAAAAAATAAATAATATGAAAACAGTTAGCGAAGTTAAAAAAAGATGGGTATCTCCTACTCCAAAATTTTGGAAAAGTGTACAAAGAATTGGTATATTTGTAGGAGGGTTAGGTTTAGTAGTAACAGCTCCTCCAGTAGGGTTAGCAGTTCTAGGTAGTTACATGATAACAGCTGGTTCAGTTATAGGCATACTATCTCAACTAACAGTAGAAAATAGTGATAACTTAGAAAAATAAAAACAAGTGATGGACTTTATAAATGTAGTTTTAGGTGTTGCTGTACCATTATTGTTGATCATATTTGGAATAATTGGATACTTTTTAAGAACATTGCACAGTGATGTAAAAACATCTATTACTGAACAAGCTCATAATTATTCAAAGATGTCCGAAGATATTGGAAAACTAAAAGGTAAGATTGAGTTAGTTGAGCAAGAAGGTAGATTAAAATATCAGTTAGTAACTGAAACTACTCAACAAGAAATTAAAAATATGGCTAGTAAAATAGGTGAGCTTTCGGACACTGTAGGACAACTGGTTAATGTACAATTAAGATCTAATAAATCAAGTTAGTATGAATAATGTAAGAATTTACACAGATGAACAAATACTTAAAAGAATGGCGAGCTTGCCTTCTTTTAAAGGTTATCCTAAAGGAAGACATATTGTGGGTGTTAGATCCAATGAGGATGCCGCAAATGTTCCAGATGATAAATTTTATTTTTTCACTGAAACTACATTTGATACTATGGCAACAGGAACCACTAACCCAGGTACTCCAATACTTGAGGGAGGCTTCCTAAAGTATAACAAAGTAGGAGCTGCTGTAATCAAAGCAGATGAAGTTTATTATGATGTGTGGAAATATGGTTTACACATGGGTAAGATGGATGCATTAGTTCAAGTTGGTAAATTTCTTGGCTATCGTGATGGTGATAGAGATAAAAAATCTGAAGAGATTGGACCACTGCAAGTATTCGAATGGTGTGGTATCAATTTCCATACAATGGATTATAATAAACACAGCAAAGCTGTTAAAGAAACTATTGGGAATTGGAGTGCCGGATGTCAAGTTGTAAATGCAGTTGAAAAATTCTATCAAGTAATTAATTTGTTTAAAACACAAAAAAGAGTTACTTACACATTACTTAATGAGTGGGATCCAAATGAATAAAAGTAAAAGAAATAGTTTAGCTGGTAAATCCACTGGAAAGAGTGAATCAGCAAAGTATTTTGCATCAAATCCTGAAGCAAGAGCTAAAAAAAATGCATACAATAAAGATTACCATGCTTCTGATGAAAGAAAAGCATACAGAGCTTCCTTGAATAAAGCAAACAGAAATTCTGGCACTTATGGAAATGGTGATGGTAAAGATGCATCTCACACAAAATCAGGTAAGTTAGTAAAAGAAGCAGCCTCAAAAAATAGAGCCAGAAATGGTAAAGGCGATAATAAGAGATTAAAATAAAGCGCACCCTATATCATAGAATGGTATAGCCAAAGCACTCCAATCGGGGTGCTTTTCTTTTTAAATATAATTTAGTTAAACAAAAATTATTATCTTTGAGTAAACTAAATAATAAAAAGTATGTCAGAACAAACCAACCCAGAAGAAGTTGTTTATAGTCAAGAGCAACTAAAAGAAATGAGAGATAAGCAAATTTCATTTTACAAAGACCATGAAGAAATACTTACAGCTCAATGCACTTTTGAAGAGTTAAAAGCTAGAATTGAAAAAGCAAAGCTTGAAACTCTTAAAGCAAAACTTGAAAGAATCCATATTGAAATCTCAATGCAAAAAGAAGATGAAGATGAGGATACAGGTGTTGATCATGATATTGATAAAAAAGATTAATCATGGCAAAAGCATTTGTAGTAAATACCCAAGTGCCAATGACTCTAATTGAGATTATTAAATTTCAAATCAATATGTATTGTTTTATTAATAAAATTCGATTGAGTCCAGCACAACAAGACTGTTTAGCTTTGCTTGGTTTGTATGGAGAAATTAATATGTCTGATTTTTGTGAACAAGTAGTTACCGAAGAAGTTTTTGGTAATGTTCAAACCACAAGAAATTTTATAACCAAATCTGTTAAAGAAGGATTGGTTGTAAGAAGTGGTTTAGGAAATAAGATTGTTTCTTTGACACCAGAATTAAAGATTTTGAACAATGGCACTATCTTATTAAACATGAAAATTTATCATCATGAAGCCAACAAAAGCTAAAGACTTAATAAAGAAAACTGCATCTGAATTAAATGTTCCAGAATTTTTGGTTCAAGATGTAGTTGACTTTTATTATACTCTTGTCAGAAGAAAAATTGAGTCTTTGCAACATCCAACTTTATATTTACATAAAATTGGAACAATAAGATTGAGTAGAGTTAAATTAAAAAACAGCATTACTCGATTAGAAAAATTGTTGAATAGCAATGACCAAGAAGACTTTAAAAAAGTTATAAAGTATAATCTTACTAAAGAAATGCTTATAACTCAAAAGGAAGGATTAAAGACTTGTAATAACCATTATGAACCATTATATGAAAAGCGTAATAAAAATTTGGAAAGCCAAGGAGCAAATATTGGAGGGAATAAAGAATAATATTTTTAAAGTTGATCACATTGAAGAAATTGCTGCAGAAAGAATGGCCTTTTGTGAAGGTTGTATATTATTTGATGGTAAATGTGCAATGCCTGGAACAGGTCCTTGTTGTGGGGATTGTGGGTGCTCTTTAAAACTAAAAATTAGATCTTTATCTTCTGAATGTCCGCTGGCAGAACCTAAATGGAAAGCAGTGCTTACATTTGAAGAAGAGTATATGTTACAAAAAAAACTAAGAGAGGATGGCAATTAAATTTTATGCAGATACTCATAAGTATGTGAGTGTTGATACTGAAAATCCAATTGATTGGATCAGTGTTACCAGATTAATACACTACTTCAAAGAACCATTTGATGAAATGAAGATGTCGGTAGCTTGTTCTAAAGGAAAAAACCCAAAGTATGTTGGAAAGACTCCTGAAGAAATTAGAAAGATTTGGAAAGCTGAAAACACTAGAGCTGTAACATTAGGTTCTTGGTATCATGATCGAAGAGAACAAGATATTTTAAACTGTAATACTATTACAAGAAATGGAATTCCTCTTACTATTATCGATCCTTTAATGGATGGTTATGTAAAGTTAGCACCATCACAAGCTTTATCTGAAGGTATATATCCAGAGCATTTGATTTATCTTATGTCAGTGGGTATATGTGGACAAGCGGATAGAGTTGAAGTAGTAAATGATTGCATTGATTTGTATGATTACAAAACTAATAAAGAGATTAAGAAAGAAGGTTTTAAAACAGCAAATGGAAAAACTAAAAAGATGCTTTCACCTTTATCTCATTTAGATGATTGCAACTTTAATGATTATGCTTTGCAGTTGAGTATCTACATGTACATGATGCTTAAACATAACTATAATTTGAATCCAGGTATCATGCAAATTGATCATATTGAATTCGAAATTGAATCTTTAGATGAGCATGGTTATCCAGTTGTAATGTTAGATGCCGAAGGTCATCCGGTGGTTAAAAAAGTAACACCTCACAAAATACCTTACTTAAAAAAAGAAGTACTAGATTTGTTTAAGTATGTGAATAATAATAAAGCTAAACTATTGAATAATGGCCATTAAACTATTTGAACTTAAAGGAAAAGCATTAGTTCCTTCAGAGCATTGCTATGCAATTAGCATCTATAAAAAAATAATGGAAGAGTATCCTAAAAATTACATTAAGATTTTTGAATACTTTTTTTATATTGCTTGTCGAAGTGAAGATAATCCTTATTATAATAGACCACAAGATGATTTAGAATTAGAAATTCTAAAAGATATTGAAGCAGATTTTAGTACTGAAGATCCTTTAATCATTGCAGGTTTAAAGAAAACCATATCTTTATATGAAACCCCTACTACTCGCGCATACAATGGTATTTCAAACATGTTAGAAAAACTTGCATTTTATATGCATACTCAAAGTATCACTGATGGTAGAGATGGAAATATTTCTGCAATTATACAAGCTGCAAAAAACTTTGATTCAATTCGAAAATCATTTAAAGGTGTAGCAAAAGATTTAGAAGAAGAGCAGTCTTCAAGAGCAAGAGGTGGAAGTAGATTATCTTATGATGATTAATTATGAATGATAAATTAGGAATGATATACAAAGACATACCCTGTTATAATAATGGGGTATGGGGTTTTGTATCTTATGATGCCAGAGAAGACTTTAAAGATGATTTAGAAAATAATTACTTTAAGGAACCTGGTGAATATGAATTTGATGAATCAGTAAAAATATTTCAAGAACCTGGAGAAACCTTTAGGAAGCATGGATATTATACAGATACATTAGAGGGTTCAAGAGATTTCATTAATTACTGGGATGATCAAAAACTCAAATGTAGAAAAGGTTGTTTCATACACAACAATGGTAAGAAATGGTATTTACCGCGAGATTATTATTTCTGGATTAACTTCTTACAGATTCCAGACAAAGTTAAAAAGACTGATGACTTTACTGATATATGGGATGCGCAGTTACACATGGCATTATATGAATGTATTGCAGAACTCAACTATGAGCATGGATGTGTCCTAAAGAAAAGACAGTTCGGTTCTTCCCTTTATCATGCTGCTAAGTTATTAAACATACTATGGTTTGAACAATCGCCAATCTTAAAAATCGGAGCTTCATTATCAGCTTACATCACTGGTGTAACTGGTACATGGAAAATCTTACAAGCATACCGAATTTTCTTAAATCAACATACTGCATGGTATAGACCAATGAACCCAGGTGGTGTTGGTGAATGGCAGCAAAAGATTGAGTATGTAGAGAATGGAAGAAAGACTGAAAAAGGTAGAAAAGGTGTACTTCAATCATTATCATTTGAGCAATCGGATACAGCCGGTGTAGGGGGTTTATGTACTTTGTTTTTTTATGAGGAAGCTGGAATTGCTAAATCGATGGATAAGACTTATGAGTTCATGCGCCCAGCCATGGAATCTGGAGATATTACAACAGGATTTTTTATTGCTGCAGGATCAGTAGGTGACTTGAAACAATGTGAACCATTGAAGAAATTCATGTACAAACCAAAGGGAAATGGATTCTATGGTGTAAGGAATAAGTTTGTAAATGATAAAGGTACAGTCTTAGTTACTGGATTGTTTGTTCCAGAACAATGGTCAATGCCTCCATTCATAGATGACTTTGGTAATAGTAAAGTTGAGGAAGCATTAGCGGCTATTATTGAAAAAAGAATTCAGTGGAAAAAAGATTTGGATCCTGAACAATATCAGATTCGAATTTCCCAGCATCCAACTAACTTAGAAGAGGCTTTTGCATTTAGAGGAGAAAGTATATTTCCAACTCAAGTAATCAAAGGTCACAAAAGAAATATTGAAGAAGGTGACTATCCATTTAAGAGTTATAATTTATCTTATGGTATTAATGGTGAAATTGTTGCTTCTCTTACAACTAAACCTCCAATTACAGAATTTCCTATTACAAAAAATGCTGAAGATAAAACTGGAGTAATTCAAGTATGGGAAGAACCGGATGATGAAATTAAATTTTGTACAACATACTTTGCATCTGTCGATCCAGTTGGAGAAGGAAAAACTACAACTTCCGAATCTCTATGTTCAATTTACATTTACAAAAATCCTGTACAGGTACAAAGAATACAACAGAATGGTGAAGTAGAAAACTTTATTGAAGGTGATAAGATAGTTGCTTCATGGTGTGGTCGATTTGATGACATTAATAAAACACATGAGAGATTAGAATTAATGATTGAATGGTATCAAGCTTGGACAGTTGTTGAGAACAATGTACCCTTGTTTATTCAACACATGCAATTTAAAAGAAAACAGAAGTATTTAGTGCCTTCATCTCAAATGGTCTTTTCTAAA